TTTTCATCGTCTCTTGCTGTTAAATCTGCGCCAGATTTAATAAATAATCTGATAGCTTCTAAATATTTATCTCTATATTCTTTATCTGTACTTTTTCTGTGATATAAAGTTATTGCACCAGAGATTAAAGGTGATCCATTTATCATAAGATTAACATCGGCTCCTTTGTCTATTAATAATTTTAATATATCAATATCCAATTTTGTTGTGTTATCAGATAATTGATAAAGTAATAGAGGTACACCATAGTGTGTTACAATATAATTTGGGTCAAATCCATTATCAAGAAGTCCTTTTACTAGATTAATTTTATTATATTCTAATGCTTTTGTCATCAATTCTTCTTGATCATCAATATCTAACTCTAATGTCATCATTTTTTCATAGGTTTTTAAATATTTCATATGTTAAATTTTTTTGAGTTTTTTTGTATTATATATTTGTCATATTGCTCTGAAGCTTCTTCTTTAATGATACTCATTAAATCATTCACAAATTTTTCTGTGAATAATGATTTAAATGTTGTTTTCTTTTTTTCGATCATATCAAAAAAATCACTATACAAACCATAATCATAAAATAAATCTGCTCCAGACTTAATACAAATTTTAGATATTTCTAATAGATTTAATTTATCTACTGCATATCTAGTCCAATTTAATTCATTATATAAAAAAATTGTAATGATTTTATTATCTAGTCCATGTTCAATAAATGATTTTAATATATTAGAATTTGATTTGTCCTTATTTTTATCTTGAAGATCGTATATTACAGGATGAATTCCATATTTTGTATTAGGATCAAATCCACTATTTAATATTTTATTTATTTTTGATAAATCTTCATTATCAAGATATTCTTTCATTAATGTTAATTGATCATCATCATCTAAATACATCTCAATGTATGCTTCGTATTGCTTTAAATATTTCATGATAGTATATATTATTTTATAATTGTGAAAATTTATATATACACTTATAATAAAAATTTAACAGTTTAATATGAAATATTTAAGATTATTTGAAAGATCAGTAAAGGAACCACCATTTATATCATCTGCAAAAAGAGGAAGTACTAGTGTAGTAAAACAAGCGATAAAAGAAGGAGTTGATGTTAATATGAAAGACTCTGATGGTAAAACAGCATTGATGCACGCTATTAAATTTCCATTTGTTGTCGATGCTTTAATAGAAGGCGACGCTGATGTTAATGAAACAGACAAGAATAAAAATACAGCATTGATGATGGCTTCAACTCCAATAGTAATTAACAAATTGTTAAATGCAAAGGCTGATGTGAATATTCAAGATATAAACGGAGAAACAGCTATAATAAAATATCTATCTTATTTCTATGATGCTGGTACATTTATTATGTTATTAGAAAAATTTTTAAAAGCTGGATTAGATCTTGATATTAAAAATAGTGATGGTGAAAATTTCTATGATTGTTTATTAGATTTTAAGAAATTTAATAGTCACAAAGATGATTATATAGATGAGATAGAAAAATATGTAACTAACAAATTTCCAAAATATAAGGAAAATTCAGACTTGAGAATTGATATAAGTAAATTTAATGTTTAATTATGATATATTTTAAATATTTTGAATCAAATAATATAAGCAGATAAGATACTATATTAGTTTATGATAGTTAGAAAAGTAAAAATAAAAAAGATATAGATATTCTTAATTCAACAGAAAAATTCAACATATAACAATATTATATATTTTTTTTGTTTATAATTATCATATTAGTTTGAGAAATAGGAAATCTTGCAACAGGAATGGTAACAATTTTACCTTTGGTTCTAGTGTTAATTTCATACATTTTCATAATCTCATAATAGCCTTCTCTTACAGAGACTGTACTAACATCATCAAAAGAATATTCTGATATTATAATTCCGTCTTCTATTGATATTCCATCATATAAATTTGTGGTTTTATCTGTTGTGTTGAATACTAATGTTTGCATTTTTTATTTTTATATAAAAAATAGCAAGAAAAGTTTTTATAATTATTATTTTATATATATTGAAAATATCTATATTAAATGAAATACATTAAAAATTTTGAAAATGCTATTGAAGATTCTATAAAAAAAATCAACAAAAATATGATTGATAAAAAATTAGATTATAAAAAATATTATGGTAAATTTGTAATATTTAGATATCAAAAAGATTTTTATCTTGCAAAATTTAATAATATAAATGATCTTAATCGTGTTGATCTTGATTTTTATATATGGGATGTAAAAGAATTTCATTTCGATATTAAATCTACTGATATATTAACTATTAATGAGGTTTATGTTATATCATCTTATGATACTATTGAAGCTGCAAAAAATGCATATAGTTTATATTTAGATACAAATAAATTTAATGTGTAATGAATATTGATGAATTTAATTGTAATATTTCTAAACTTCAATCTAGAGCTAAAATATTAAGTAATTATTTAGTAGAAATGTTTTTTACTGAGAATGATGAATTTGATAGTATAGTAATAGAATATGAATATCAAGATAGGCAAGCAATATTTTATGTTTGCTTTAATTTAATATCTAATGATATAATTGTAAGTATAAAAAATATTTATAATTTTATAGGATTGAATTATGATGAATGGATAATAAAAATTAAAAATTTCAACATAAAAGATGAGCCAATGGCATTTATTGAATTTAAATCAAATGAAGAATTAATCAATTACACTATTAATAAAATAGAAACTATAAATAATAAAGACAATTAATTATGATAACAATATTTGAAGCATATAAAAATCCAGATTTAAGAATGATTGATGATTATGTGATGTGTATAAAAAATTATCACAAGAAATATAAAGATAGAAATGTAATTTTTAAAAAAGGAAATAGTTATAAGGTAGCTGGATTTTATGGTGATGCTGAAAAATCAATTGAAAAATATAATATAAATAATTATTTGCCTATTGAATGTATGAATAAAGTTATTATGTTTTTTGATGATACTAAAAAAATGCAAGAATTTGACATTAATAATAATTACAATGAGTTGCCAAATTTTCTAGATTATTTTTATGTTCCAGAATTTACAAATGACACACACAAATATAATATATAATGAATGAGAAAGATATTTGAATTTAAAGTGTTTGATATATTACAAGACAAAGAAAATGCCAAGTTTTTAGATAACGTAAAAAAAGAGAATTCAGATTTATATACTAAATTTTTGAATTTGATTGGTAATAAAGGACTTGATGTTGCAAAAGAAAAATATCAAGATTATGATCCTGAAAATAGAAAAAGATTAGAAGAAAAAGAAAAAGAACTAAAAAGACATATCAAAAAAATAGGTCGTGAAAAATTCAAAAAAGAAGAGAATATTAGAATATTAAAAAAATTCGAATCAGAAATATCTGAAATAGAAAAAATTCTTTATTTTTCTAAATTGTATGATATAAATTCACACATCAATAAAGATGAAAATATATCAAAATATTTTAATGATATTGTAGTAAAAATGAAATATAATAATGATTTTGATAAATTATTAAAAAATCCAGGTAATTTATATTATGAACTAGATAGAAATTTTCACATTGATACTATTGTATATAATTTTAATAAATTCAATATTAACAATGATAAATTAGCTTGGATATTAAAGATACATCAATATTACAATTTAAAAACTAAAAAATTGACATATTCTATTCATTTTGATACTGACATTTTTGATGCTTATTATACTCCAAATATTGATAAAGATAAAAATTTAGATTTTTTATATGATAGAAATTCTACTATTAATAATTTAGGTGAAAGTAGTCAAATAGATATAGACGGTATTTATGAAATATTAGATAAATATTCAAATGTATTAAGTGATGATTATTATAATAATTGGAAAATTATTAATGACACCAATAAATTCAATTTGTAATGAGTTTTTATAGATTTAATAATATAACTGATAAATCAATTGAATGATATAATTTATGACATTAGATGTCATTAAAACAGCAAAAAATAGCAAAATAAAACAAATAGTATGATAACAAATTTCAAAAAATTTAAAATGTTTGAAAGTTCAGATAGCGCAAAACATGATTTGTCACATGACTTTTTAGATGACGAATATATATCAGCTTATTATGATGAACATTATTTAGATAATCCAACAGAATCTGATATTGTAGAAATATTAACTTATGATCCAAATTTAATTTCTAGTGTTTTTGATAATAATAAATACATACAAGATATCATTAACTCAACTGTCAAAGAACTAAATATTGGAGATTTTTATGATTATGAATATAAAGAATATATTAATAATCATTTAACATCAGTTAAAGAAAATAAGATAATAGAATCTTATTATGATAATAATGATGATGATGATATGATTATAAAATCTGAATATGACGGTATTGTATCAATTATTGAGGAAGATAACATCAAAAAAATTATAATAGCTGAGGATAATTCTAAGGAGGAATATATTATTCCTGATAACTTTACAGTTGTAGTTGAAGATGGAGATGAAATTAGTTCCAACTCTATTATTGCAAAAAATGATGAATTGAAATATGATTCTGATATGTTAGATGATTTAGATTCAGATCAATTACAAGAGATTATAACAGATGAATCAGAAGAAGGTGAATTTATAGAAGAAACTATTACCAAAAGATATGAATATCTCACTTTCATTGAGGTTATGTCAGAAAAAACAGGAGTAGATAGTTATGTTGAATTGATTGATAATTTTACACCAAATGGTTTTTATAACAATTATAGTGTATATATAGATGAGAATAAACTTGTTGAATATTATAAAAGAAATACAGATACTGTTTCAAAATATGGTTGGGTAGAATCACAAATTGGAAATAGTATAGAAATACAACATTACCTAATGGATAATTCAGGTGACTCCGATAATCTAACGTTGTTATTATTTGAACTATTTGAAGAAAAAAGAACTCACAATGATGATATTTCAGATGAATATGATTTTCAAAAAAGATATATAGAAGAATATATAAAGGAAAATGGATATGAAGATGACACAGAAGATGAAAAAGGTGATTTGATAGCTGAATCTTTAAATATCTTAAACTCTAATTTTAGGTTAGATTCACAAATAAAAGAAGAATTCAATAAATATATGTTTATTGTAGATTCTGATAAATTTAATATGTAAACATGATAACAAATTTTAAAATTTTTGAAGGCTCAGATAATAACTCATATTATTATGATAAAAACAATTCTCTGATATCAATGAATGATAATGGCGAATATATTAGATTTATTAAACCTGATGTTAATAATTATAGTGAAGTTTTTTGGAAATTTATAAAAATTTCTGATTGGAATAAAATTATTAAGAGTAGAAATAATATTGGACAGAAGAATAAAACAGAAAATTTCAAGTTGAAAATAAGAGTATTTAAAAATTTTGAATATGATACTATTATGAGTTTTTATGATGAATATGAAAAATTGTATAAAGAACTTTTTAATTATTTTAAACCAATTTGGCTAGATGAGAAATATAATATTTTTATGCCATCAGATGACGGTTATTCAGATTTGATAAGCTCAGTTATTGGCAAAGGAAAACTATTTATAAAAAAATGTATAAACGATCATGATGTATTTATTAACATGGCTATGACATTTGAATATGTTGAAAATTTTGAATATATATGGCAAACAACTTTAAGTGAGTATGATAAAATTAGAACTGAATATGACCCGTTGTATAGAGATTCTAAAAAATTTAATTTATAAAAAAATAGCAGATTGTTAATCTGCTATTTTTTTATGCATTTGCATCTACAATTATCATTCTATTATATTGTAATTTTTTAGTATTTGTATCATCAACATACAATTCTTTTGTATAAGGTAAATATACGTAACTTGCTAATGTAAAATCTAATCCTCCAAAATTATCACAAACACTATTCATTTGAAAATAATCAGAAATTGTATTTATTCTAAAAGAATTTCCAATACTATTATTTGTAAATCCAATACCTACTATATTTGAATCAAATGTACTACCTATGTTATTTGAAGTAAATAAATTGGAAATGTTATTACTAGAGAAAGATGAATTTATACTATTTGACGTGAAATGATCAGCAATTATATTATTTGTAAAAAAATCTCCTATATTATTATATAAAAATTGTATTCCAATAGAATTAATCTGAAACGTATTTCCAATAGAATTACGGGTAAATTCTGTATTTATAATATTAATGTTGAAATTGTTTCCAATGACATTAGCATTAAAATTGCTATCGATAACGTTATTATAACAGTCATCACCAAGTGTATTACTAGAAAAAGATTTACAAATCATATTATTATAGAATCTATCACCTATATTATTTCCAGTGAATTCTGTACTAATAATGTTATTATTACATATTCTACCAATTTTATTATATGAGCCAGCAGAACCAATAGAGTTATATTTAAACTCATATCCAATAGAATTAGCCTGAAATGTATCTCCAATAGAATTGTTTTTAAAATTATCATCAATTAAATTGTTTTTAAAATTATCACTAATACTATTACCAATAAAATTACGACCAATAGTATTGTTATTAAAATCATTACCAATAGTATTGTTATAGAAATTCACATTTATATTATTATCTCTGAAATTGACACCTAATATAACATTATTTGATCCATTTATTATATTTGAGTTTAATTCAGATATATTAATTATATTTGAATATGATGTTGAATAATAGTAGTCAAAATCACTCCACATATAACTATCAGTATATCCTGTTGAACATGGCATGGTTATATCACCAAAAATTAGATTATATTCAGTACAACTTATATAAGATAGATTATAATACTCAAATAACTGCCAAATACCATTTGAATCATCATTATTATTTGGATTTATATTTGTTGTATTATTTTTTATGCAAATATAAATTTGATTGGTTTCAGAAAATAATACAACATCTTTGGAATTGTATGTTGTTCCTGAATTCCATATATTTGTAACATTAATTTGCCATCTTCTAAATTTAACATTTCTAAAATCAAAAGGAAAATCGTTATTTTGTATTGTATCAATTCTTCTGTAAATATAGCCAGTTGTGCATCCTGGTACAACTGTTTGATTATTATTAAAATTATAATAAATTACATCTTGTGAATATAAATAAGAATGAGCTTCTGGTTTCAATTTATCTAATCCAATTGCGGTAACTAATAATGGTTCAGTTATACCTGAATTTAAATCACTAGTATATGGAATTATATGTACTGTACTATAATCAGTAATTAAATATTGTGTACCAATAGTTAATGATAAAGTATTTATCAAATCTAATAATTCACTATATGTAACATTAGTTACTGATGCTCCTCCTGAAGATCCATTTAAACCTGAAGTTCCAGAAGTACCTGTAGTTCCGTTTATTCCTGATGTGCCATTAGTTCCGTTTATTCCTGATGTTCCAGAAGTACCTGTATATCCTGTAAAAGAATAAACATCATTAAAATTGGAATTTATTTTAATGAATGATTCTCTTAAATTATCTCCAGTTCCATCGTTTGGAGATGAGCCAATATTAATTAATTGTTTGCTCATATTTATTTGATTTATTTTTTTATGTTAATATAAATTAAAAGGTATCTGCTGTTATTAATGTAGTATCTGCTGTTATTAATGTAGTATCTACCGTTATTGATGCTCTAGACTTAGTTTCTACTATTATATTGGATATTTTCCAATTTAAATTGTTTTTAATTTTAATTTTAATTTTAGCATCATCAATATATCTAAAATCTAACAAATATATGAAATATAGCAAAAATGATTGTATCAAATTCATATTGCTGCTATTATTCGATAAATATTCCAACAAATTTTGACTTTTACCATTTCCTCTTATTGGAATTGGAATTTTATTAAAATCTATAGGAAATTCTTTAATAAAAGATAATTTGCTATTATCTAAAAATGTTATAATATTAGTGTGAGAACCAGTTTTAATTTTAAAATTTATCCAATTATTATTTATCCAAACCTTAGCTTGTTTTTCAACATTATTCATATTCTAAATTGTTTTTTATTATATATAAAAATAAATAAATAAAATATCAACACATCTTATTCAATAACAATTTATGCTATATTCAATGTTGTTGTTGTTGTATTTATTATATTTTCTCTATACTCATAACTACCATTTTCCATCATTAAAAAGTTTCCATTTTCTGATAGCATATGATTTTCAGTTACATTTAATTCTAACTCTAATTTGCCAGATGTTTTTGAGAAATTGATATAATATTTACTAGTATTATTAGATTTAGATTTTAACACTATTTTATTTTTAGCCATTATAAAACTTTGTATGATTTTTTATTATATATAATTTTTTATTACGATAAAATATTATTATTTATAAATTTTTTGTTTGACTCAATAATATATAATATATAGATTATAAAAAATGTTTTATTTATGAAATGTAAAGTTATAAATTCAAATAAAAATACATTAGAAGAGAAAATAAATGATTGGTTGAGTACAGAAACAGTTGAAATATTTAATTTTGTACAAACTCAACATAACGAATATATAACTATTACATTTTTTTATTATGATAAATCTGAATTGAGAAAAATTAAATTGAAAAAATTAGAAAGCAATAAATAAAT